GCAATGCAAGCAAAAGAGCAAATTAAACAAACACAAGCGCAAACACAATTACTTAATACACAAAACCGCAAAGTCGGAAACGACGCGGACATCTCAGCATTAGAAGCTTTAATAATGGGAAAAGCTGCCGAAGGTGGCGAAGGTTTTATGAATTGGATAAATGAAAACTTGAGAGGATTAGGCGGTAAAGCGTCAGAATCACAACAAACAACCGCTAAGCCACAACAAATAAAACCTACACCAGCATCTCAAACGGATGTACAAAAACGCAAATCAGCCATAAAAACTTACGAAGGTAAGGAATATATTATGATTAATGGACAAAAACGATTCTTTAAGAATCAATATCAAAAAAATTCATACTTAAAAACAGGACTAATGTAATGACTACAAAACTAAAAATTAGCGAAATGGTATTTCGCACATGTTACGATAATAAACGCGAACGCGTACAAACATGTTTTAAAAACGACGAAGGCGTAACACATCAAGAACAGAAAGAGCAATGTGATATAAATAACATTCTCGAAAAATATCGACGCACTGGCGTCGTAAATCACCTTAATAAATATGGTGAACAATATGGAGATTTTACACAAATCGACTATCAAGACGCGCAAAACAAAGTAGCGGAAGTAAACACAATGTTTAACGAATTACCCGCTCAAGAGCGCGCACGATTCCAACATGACCCCGCTCAATTTCTGGAGTTTATAGCTCAACAGAGCAACGTAGACGATATGAAAGACGGAGTCATAGGAAATAACCCCGAGAATGGTTCTCAGCTTGCTGAGGACTCTTCTGGGGGTAACACTGACTCACAAAGTGAGTCTAAAGAATAAGTCCGCAAGGCGGTGGGCACAACACCTCACTTGATGTAACTGTGCCCACTGACGAATCTCATTCGGCAGACTATAAAAAACGACCAAAGGGAGTATAAATATGTGGATAACAAAGTTGTTAGACATCATCACATTAGGCATCTCTTTCTATTTTAGAAAAGAAGCATTAAAACGAAAAAACCAACAAGAGTTGGATATTATCAAACTTAAACAAAAGGCAGGTAAAAATGAAAAATCGTAAAAAAGTTAATTATAAAAAAGGTAAAAAAGAGTTTTCAAGAACAGCAGGTGGAACACATCGGTTCAATCTGCAAAACAAAGCAACGCAAATGCGCGGCGGCATTAGAATGTAATGGCGTGCAGTAGCATGCTTAAAGGATGGGTAGCTGTTGGAGGTGGTATCACCTTCAACAAAAACAAATCACCATCCAGAGTACCAATGGAAGTCCCTTGTGGACAATGTTGGACCTGTAGATTAGCACGTTCAAGAGAATGGGCAACAAGACTAGTTAAGGAGTCATCTAACTGGAAAGAACATCAGCGAACATTCATTACACTTACATATAACAATGAAAATTTACCAGAGGACGGAAGTCTACAAGTCGAAGACTATCAAAATTTCATGAAATCACTCCGCTATCACTTTAGCAAAGTAGTAGACGGAAAATTAATACCCCCGAAGTTAAAATACTTTCACTGTGGTGAATACGGGGAAACATGCAAAACATGTAACACAAGTTACATAATGCACAAAGAAAGCAAATCAGGAAAAAAATATACTGGTTGCGATAATTTTATTAAAGGTCTAGGAAGACCTCATTATCACGCCATACTATTTGGCGTAACATTCGACGATTTAGAGGAGTATAAAAAAACAAAAGCTGGAGAGCTTATATACAAATCAGAAACACTTAACAAATTATGGGGTAAGGGATTTTGTTCAGTAGGTCAGGTTACTTTTGAATCATGCGCATACGTAGCGCGTTATATAATGAAAAAGATTACAGGCGAAAACGCAGAACAACACTACCAAAAACCCACCGGCATAGATAAAACAACTGGGGAAGTAATGACAACACCAGTAAAGCCGGAGTACATAACAATGTCACGCAATCCCGCCATTGCAAAAGAATGGGCGGAAAAATATTTGACAGATATAGGAAAAAATGATTCTATACTATTAGAAAGAAAAGGGCAGGCATTCGAAACACAGCCCCCTAGATACTTTCTTAAACTGTTAGAAAAAACAGACCCTATTAAATATGAGATACTCAAACAAAAGAGGAGACTCAAAAAACAACAAAACCGTGAAGAAAACACAGATGAGCGTAGTCTTATCAAAGAAAGATTAAAACAAATTCAAACTAAAAACTTAACACGAGAATTCGAGGATTACGAAAATGAAAATTAATATCTACGCAGTATATGACGCCAAAGCAGAAGCATTCGGCAAGCCAATTTTCTTTAACAAAGATGGTTTAGCAAAGCGTTCATTCTTTGAAGCATGTCAACATGCGGAAAGCGAATTTCAAAAATACCCACACGATTACTCAATCTTTCATATCGGTTATTATAATGAAGATACAGCGGAAGTTTCCGCAGTACCACCAAAACAACTATATACGGCACTTGAAGCCGTTAACAATCAAAACACAGAGGCTTAAACATGAAAAGCGTAATGACATCCGGACAATTACAGTCCCAAGTCCCTCAAGCAGATATAAACCGTAGTAGCTTTAACCGCTCACACGGTCTTAAAACAACATTTGACTGCGACAAATTAGTACCAATCTTAGTAGATGAAGTATTACCAGGGGACACACATAAACTTAAGGCAAATTTATTTGCACGATTAGCAACACCAATTAATCCCATTATGGATAATATGTATTTAGATACGTTCTATTTCTTCGTACCTATGCGATTAGTATGGGATAATTATGCCAAATTTTTTGGCGAACAAACAAATCCGGGTGATTCAACGGATTATGTAATTCCATCATCCGAAATTAACGGCGTATGGGGTCAATCACAAACTGGACAACTTTTAGATTATTTTGGTGTTCCTATTGGAAAAACAAAAACTATTAATACATTACCTCTGCGAGCATACCATTTAATTTGGGATGAATGGTTTAGAGATCAAAATTTACAAGAAAGCACACAAATCGCAAGAACTGATAACGGTAACTCTATTATTCAAAATGGTTCTTATGATTGGGGCGCACTACATACACGTGGAAAACGACACGACTATTTCACATCATGCTTACCATTTGCACAAAAAGGCGATCAAGTTTCAGTCCCTCTTGGCGCATCAGCACCATTAGCAATTAGTACTAGTACATCAGCAAACGACACATTAGGTATCTTTTCAGGTGCAAACAAAAAATATATGACAGACGCAGGTGTGTCAGATTCTATTAAATTAGGTAACACGCTTAACTCTATTCCAGATGAGGACATGTTATATGCCGATTTATCACAAGCCACATCAGCTAGTATTAACGAATGGCGACAAGCTTTCCAAATTCAGCGCTTTCTTGAAAGAGACGCACGAGGCGGAACAAGATATACTGAAAAGGTCAAGGCGCATTTTGGAGTCACAAGCCCAGATTCTCGATTACAACGTCCAGAGTACCTTGGTGGCAGCTCCACCCCGATTAACATCCACCCAGTTGCTCAACAATCTGCAACAGATAGCACTTCTCCGCAAGGTAATCTCTCTGCATTCGGAACAGCTTCGGAGAATAATAGTGGATTTACAAAGTCTTTCACCGAACACGGATACATTATTGGATTAGCAAACGTACGTGCAGACTTAACATATCAACAGGGACTAGACAAAATGTGGTCTAGAGAAACTCAATATGATTTCTTTTTCCCCACATTCGCTCATTTAGGCGAACAAGCTGTATTAAATAAAGAAATATTTGTTTCAGGTACAGCAACAGACGAAGAAGTCTTCGGCTATCAAGAGCGTTACGCAGAGTATAAGTATAAGCGCTCACAACTCACCGGATTATTCCGGTCAGATGCGTCTGCATCACTTGACGCATGGCATGTGTCAGAGGATTTTGCAACAACGCCAACATTAGGCGATACTTTTATAAAAAGTAATACACCACTAGACCGCTGTATTGCGGTACCAAGTGAACCCCATTTCATAATGGATGCTTACTTTAATTATACTAGTGTACGTCCTATGCCGGTCTTTAGTCCTCCGGGCATGATAGACCACTTCTAAGGAGAAAAAATATGTCACTCATGGGAGCAGCAGCAATCTCAGCAGGCGGTTCATTATTAGGTGGCTTAATCGGTTCTAGCGGGCAATCGTCCGCTAACCGTGCAAACCTTAAAATCGCTAGAGAACAAATGGCATTTCAGGAAAAAATGTCAAATACTGCATATCAACGCAGTTCAAAAGACCTCAAAGCAGCAGGTCTTAATCGCATACTTGCATTAGGTAGTCCAGCATCATCGCCGGCTGGAGCATCAGCAACAATGCAAAACGAAAAAGCAGCAATAGGAGAAGCCGTAGGTAAAACAACAGCAACAGCACTTGCAGCAATGCAAGCAAAAGAGCAAATTAAACAAACACAAGCGCAAACACAATTACTTAATACACAAAACCGCAAAGTCGGAAACGACGCGGACATCTCAGCT